TCGCAAGGATGCGAAGATCGTTTCATTCCAGAAGGCGTATGGTGCAGGTGCCAAGAAGATCAGCGACACCACGGGTCTCTCGATACCAGCGGTCAAGGCTTTTATGGAAGCTGAGGACGCCAACTATCCTGAGGTTCCTAAGACGCAAGAGAGGTGGATACATGAAGTAGAGAGCAGCGCATGTGTACGAGACGGTAAGGTCGCCGGTTCCCTGAGGTCACCGACCAATGCGGAGTACCGGTTCCATCAACAGGAGTTCAACGGGCACCTGACATTCAAGCCGACGGAGATCAAGAACTACCCGATCCAAGGCTTCAGTGCAGACATCCTGAAGATCATACTGTCCGGGCTTCGTGAGGTCGTGTACAAGTACAACGTCTTCGCGAAGGCAGACCCGCCAGTGCTGATCGTCAACACGGTCCACGACTCGGTCGTCTTCGACGTGCCGCCTTCCGTGGATGTTCGTAACGTAACCATGGTCCTGCTGGATCACTTTCAGAGATACCCCGTCGATGTCCTTAGGGACAAGTTCGGGTTCACCTTCAACGCACCTATCAGTGCCGACGCTGAAGTCGGTGACGATTGGTACAACAAGTCAGGAGTTTGATATGGCCGAAGTAACTGGTGTAGTACAGAGCAAGCGTAAAGATGGCAAGGGCGTCAAGATCAACGAGGCGTGGTACTCAGCCCGCAACGGCAGCTTCTTCGCCAGCGTCAACCGTGGCGACACCGTCACCCTGCAGTACAATGTCCGGGGTGACTGGAACAACTGCGACGAGAACATCGCCCCGGTTGTGACGGCAGCGGCCCCGGCCGGTGGTGGTGGTGGCTACCGTGGCGGCAGCGGTGGTGGTGCCAAGGCTGGTGGTCGTGCTTCCGGGTTCCGTGAGCCGGACGAAATTGTCCGAGGCGAGGCCCTGTCTCACGCCATCAACTTCCTGAAGGAGACCGACCCCGACTTCGGTGACTCCGAACCGAAGGCAGTCATCGAGCGCACACTGCGCACGGCCGAGGTCTTCACTGCCTACATGAAGGGTCTCATCGACCTGAAGAAGACGGCACCGCACGAGGCACCTCCGGTCCAGAACCCGCCTCCTGCCCCGGCACCGGAGCCAGCGCCTGCGCCAGCCCCGGCACCCGCCCCGGTTGAAGAACCGGTTGTCGGCTCAGCACTCTCCGAGTTCTTGAGCTAATGCGTATTGCACTCGTTGACATTGATTCGATAATCATTGCAGCGGGTGCGCTGGCTGAGGACGTCTACTATCTGGTCGACACTATTCGCTTCGACTACAAATCACAAGCGAACGAATGGTGCGATCAGAATGGTAGGCCCAAGGAAGACATCGTCAGGGAAGTCGATGTCAAGCCAGTGAGCCACGCGATCAACATCCTCAACACGGCGTTGAACGCAGCAGTGAGGGAGGCAGAGTGCCAAGAGTACGAGGCGTATCTGTCTCCGTCGGACAAGAGTAACTTCCGGTTCACAGTCTACGAAGACTACAAGGCCAACCGCAAGAACGTGGTGAAGCCGCAGCACTTCGAGGCGTTGCGGAAGCACGCGGCGTTGCGGAAGCACGCAGTGAAACACCTCAAGGCTCAGGTGGTGGTCGGGATGGAGGCAGACGACATGCTGTCCATCCGGGCACACGAGCTTGGCTTCGAGAACTGCGTCATCGTGTCCATCGACAAGGACATGCGGCAGGTGCCATGCTACCACTACGACTGGCGCAAGAAGGGCAAGGTCGAGAAGGTAGACGTGCACACAGCACAGATGAACTTCTACACGCAGGTGCTGGTGGGTGACAGCGTCGACAACATCAAGGGCTGCCCCGGTATCGGACCGGCCAAGGCAGCAGCGAGGTTGAAGGACTGCGCCACGGAAGACGACATGGTAAAGGCGTGTGCCATGGCGTACATTGACGCCTACGACGGCGACGAGACTGAAGCCAAGAAGCAGTTCAAGCTGAATGCCACACTCATCCACCTACTGAACAGGAGACCGGGGTCATGAACCAGTATCAGTACCGGTCCGGGTTCGAGCATCGCATAGCGTCTGACCTAGAAGCACGGGGTATCATGTTCTTCTACGAAGACACTGCGTTCGAGTACCGGACCACAGTAAGGAACGGCATCTGCACGAAGTGCGAATGCAAGCGGGTCCAGCAGCGGCGACGCTACACCCCGGACTTCGTTGTCCCTAGGGACAGACAGACAGACCTGATCATCGAGGCCAAGGGAATACTCGACTCAGCGACACGCAGCAAGATGCGTGACGTGCGGCGAGAGAACCCGACTGCGGATATCCGGTTCCTGTTCGACGGCAAGGCGACGTGGAAACGCAGTCAGAAGATGGCAGCATGGGCCGAGAAGTACGGCTTCCTCTACCACTTCGGACATGAGGTGCCTGAGGACTGGCTGTAATGCACGCCCTCTACCTGTTCGGAGCCAGCTTCCTGTTCGTGGCGCTTAAAGCGGCACAGCAGCGAAACGTAGCCTTCGACCATGTCTGGCTAGTGCCGCCCTTCTCGTTCGGCATGGCCTTTGTTGAAGTCTACATCATCGCCTCGGTGGCCCAAGCGGGCTACTCACTGTCAGCGGCAATCGGTATGGGTGCCGGTGGCAGTGCCGGGGCGATAGCAGCGATGCTGCTGCACAAACGCTACGTGAGGAAAAAGTAATGGCGAAACATCTCATCATCCCTGACCTGCAAGTCAAGCCCGGCGTGCTACTGAACCACTGCGAATGGATCGGGAAGTACATCGTCGAGAAGCGGCCCGACGTGGTCATCAACTTGGGCGACCACGCCGACGTGTCAAGCCTGTCCACGTATGACCGTGGCAAGCTGGACTTCGAGGGGCGACGGTTCCAGAAGGACGTAGAGGCAGCGCAGCTGGCCAGTGACCTGTTGCTCACGCCCCTGTCCGAGTCCGACCACTGGGACAGCTGCACCACCCACATCATGTACGGCAATCACGAGAACAGGATCGAGCGGTTCGTACAGGATAACCCGGAACTGGCTGGCTTCGTGTCACTCGAAGCGCTAGGCTACGCCACATGGTGGGACAACGTGCACGACTTCCTTGTGCCGGTGACCATCAACGGTGTGACCTACAGTCACTACTTCTACAACCCGAACAACGGCCGACCCTACGGCGGCATGATCCAGACGAAGCTGAAGAACATTGGGATGTCCTTCACTCAGGGTCACCAACAGGGTATCGACTACGGTATGCGTACCATAGCGAACGGGCGAAGGCAGCACGGGCTGGTAGCCGGTAGCTGTTACCTGCATCGGGAGAAGTATCTGGGGCCTCAGGGTCACGACCACTGGAACGGCATCGTCATGAAGTACGGGGTACACGAGGGCGACTACGATATCAAGATCGTGTCCCTCGACTCCCTGTGCCAACGGTACGAAGGCATGTACCTGAAGGACTTCATGCAGGCCACTGACCGTCACATCATTCTGGAGTAACCATGCCCTATTTCATTCGCAGACCACAGCCGAAGTCGTACACAGTGACTGAGCTAAAGGAGTTAGTCCGTGCAGACGATCCGCGTATCTTCGCTGTCACCGAGTCACACGCGAACCAAGTGCTCAGACGACAGTATGGATATCAAGAGGTACCAGATAGATTTTATGAGGAGTCAGGCGATGCAACCCCACCACCAGCAAGCAATGCGGCACAGAAAGTTCGGAATACGAGTTCTTCCGGCCGAGGCACGACGGGTAATACTGAAGCACCCAATGACAGCCGTAGTGGCAGCCGCAAAGGCAGGCGGGCTGCGCGTCCATGACGAACCGATAACGGTAGACTTGCCACTGCCCCCGATTCAGGACATCCCCAATGTCCTCACGAGGGCCGAGGCGACGTTACTACTGGACACGCTGTGGGACTACGCCCTGCTGGACAAGAGGTCATACAGTCTCATCTTGGACCGAGAGCGCGACATAAGGCGACGGATTGAGATCATCCACGTCAAGCTCAAGGACCCGTGGTTCGGTGACTACGTCGGTAGGCACGAGGTGGAGTACGACACACCCGAGCACATAATGCGGGAGGTCGCAGACCAACTCTCCTACGAACTGACGGACAAGCGTGAAACACGAATCGCAAGATACCTTGCACAACTTGAGGTGCTAGTCAATGAAGCAGCGGCCTGAGTTAATACGAAGGTTCCTTGAAATGTTAGCGGACCTGTACCTAGCCGAGTCACCGGCTCGGGTACGGGAACTCATCAACAAATTCACAAGGGAGTTAGAGCGTGAGCAACTTGCCGACAGACGCTAAGAAACGTAAAGCAATCCCGGTAGCAACCGGCTTCGTTG